TGACATGTTATTTTCAGAAGAATGTGAAATACCTAAAGGTATTTTTGAAGAACTTGGTAGTGTTAAGATACCATTGAGAGCATCTTCACAAACCCAAATAATACCTTCTGAATTACATGGTGTTATCACAGAACCAATATCTAAACCAGCACATTTGAAGCCTTTTATTAATAAAGATGGAATATTAATAGATCCAGCGTGGAAAGGTTTAGAAAAATGTGGAGTAAACCCAAAATTAATAGATAAAGTTAAAATTAATTTTGCTGAAAGATCTGTTTTTAATGTTATTAACAAAAAAAATTTCTCATCATTGGATATAAGAGATTATTGTAGAATCATTTCATATGAAGAGGCTATAAAAGGCAATGATGATTTATTTATGAAAGCTATTTGTAGAACTACTTCTCCTGGATATCCTTTCTCTAGTGATGCTAAGTATAAATCAAGTAAACCTGGGAAAACTCGATGGATGGGACAAAATGAAGAATTTGATTTTACTAGTTCTGATGCTTTATTTTTACGAAATATAGTAGAAGAACTTAAAGAAAATTGTCTTAAAGGTATTCAAATTGGAGTGTATTGTGCAGATACACAAAAAGATGAAAGACGTCCAATTGAGAAAGTTGATGAAGGTAAAACAAGAATGTTTTCATCTTGTCCAATGCATTATGTTGTTTTATTTAGACAATATTATTTAGGTTTTGCAGCTTGGATTATGCATAATAGAAATTGGAATGAGATATCAGTTGGTACAAATGTGTTTTCTTCTGATTGGGATGTTATTGCAAAACAATTAAAGAAAAAGAGTGACAAAGTAATTGCTGGAGATTTCAGTAATTTTGATGGATCTTTAAATGTTAGTGTTTTGTGGGCTGTGTATAGAATAGTTGAGAAGTGGTATTCACAATATGATAATGACGAAAATAATAGAAAAATTCGTTATATGTTGTGGGTGCACTTAGTAAATTCTGTACATATTCATGGCAATAATTTGTATCAATGGACACATTCTCAACCAAGCGGTAATCCATTTACAGTTATTCTCAATTCAGTATACAATTGTTTAATAGTTAGAATAGCATATTTACAAGTTGTAGAAGATACTTTCACTAAAAATTCTAGTGAATATTCAACTTATTATAATATGCTTTCTTTTCAAAATAATATTTCAATGATATGTTATGGAGATGACAATTGTATAAATATTTCAGATGGGATAATTGAATGGTTTAATCAGATATCTTTGTCTTTGGCTATGGAGAAATTGGGACATGTTTATACTGATGAAGGCAAAACTGGAGAAATTGTCAAATATAGAAACTTATCTAATATAGCTTTTCTTAAAAGAAAATTCATTTATGATTTTGAAGAGTGTCGATATTTGGCTCCTTTAGACATAAATGTGATTTATGAAATGTTAAATTGGGTAAGGAAAAATGATGTTAATCCAGTAGATTTGTTGAGAGTTAATATAGAAACAGCTCTGCGTGAAATGTCTTTACATGGTTATGAGAGGTACAATGAATTTGTTAATTTATTGGAGAATAATGAACTTATTAGGGAGAAAATTCAACCTAATATTTTATGTTTTGAAGAACTCCGTTTGTTGTTGATTAATTTTTCACCAACTGATGGTTTCATGGCTTAGGGTACTATGTGATCTTTAAAATCAAAATAAAAAAGTTAAGTATAAAATTTGATTTTAATTGCTATAGTACTAACGATGTGAGATATTTATCTTTACTTCCAGGAAGCATCAAAAGCAGCCCTTTTAAATTCCAGGAAACTTAACTCGATTCATTAGATTAAGTCGTCTATGAATTTAAATAATTGACTTGCCGAAACAACAAACGAATCATCATTCAAACAAAACGAAATAACGAACGAATATGAACAAACTCATCGAGAAGAAATCATAACATTTCATGATCAAGGTAAAACAACTTCAGATTCTGCTGTAGCTGATTATGTTGATATGCCCAAATCTTATTTGGAAATGTCCATTGCAAAGGATATACAACATGATATTAAGAACTTTTTGGAAAGACCTATACGAATATGGTCTGGACAGTTTTCTACCACTAATACGCAAGGTCAAGTATTGTTTACTGATAATTTTCCAGATGTTATGGTAGGAAATACCATGTATGCTGAAAAATTATCAGGTTTTGTTGGTTTAAGAGCAGATATGGAAATTAAAGTTCAAGTTAATGCTCAGAAATTCCAACAAGGTCGTTTAAGATTACAATACATTCCTTATGCCAAATATATGGCAAGTAAAGTTGCGACAATTAATTATAGTATAACTGGTAGAACTGCTTGTCCGGGTGTTGATATCGATATTTGTGGTGGATCAAATCCTAAATCAAGAATAGCAGAAGCTGTATTTCATGTTCCATACGTTTCACCTCACACATATTTTAATTTGATAAATAGTGAGGGTTCTTATGGTACATTTTATTTGTTTGTTTATTCTCCTTTACTCACAGGTTCTTCTGAGGGTCAAAATTGTGAAGTTACAATTTGGGCTAGATTTATAAATCCTCAGCTTGCTTTCCCAACGGGAGCAACAATAGGATCAGGAGCTCCCAATCCTGGAAGGACTATGATAGCTCAAATAAGAGGAGAAGCCAAACAAATTCAGCAAACTGGAGTTGTTTCATCTACATTAGGTGTAGTCGCAGATACATTAAAAGTTGCAAAGAAAATTCCAGTTATAGGTGAATATTTAGCTATACCTGAATGGATATGTGACAAGGGTGCTAGTATCGCAAAATTATTTGGATGGTCTAAACCAACGTTATCTATGGATACGAAATTGAGAACACAAAATAATTTTGCTAATTATAATGGTAAGGATTCCAGTCATAAAATGGCTTTATCAGCTGATAATGAAATTGATACACCTCCAGGTTTAGCAGGTACTAAAATTGATGAAATGGCATTAACTGCTATTACATCAATACCTGCATATTGGAGTCAATTTACTTGGTCAAATACAAATTCTGTACAAGATCAAATATTATGGATTGATAAAGTTACACCAGCTAAAATAACTGAAATTTCTGGAACAAATGGATATGCTTGCACGCCTATAGGATTTATATCTAATATTTTTGGTTACTGGAGAGGTTCACTAAAATATACTTTCAAAATGGTTAAAACTGGATTTCATGCAGGTAGATTGAGAGTATTTTTTGTTCCTCAAGGAATAGATTCTACTTTGGTAGTTGGATCAGCACCATCAATAGAAATAGAGAAGAATTATCAAGTTGTTGTTGATATTGAAGATAGTGATACTTTCTCATTTACAGTACCATACGTGGCAACTAAACCTTGGTATATGTTGCGAAATCCTGGTATTTCAGGATCTCAAAATTTCTTTACTGGTTATGTTGTTGTAACAATATTGAATGAACTGCGTAATCCTTCTACAGTATCCAATTCAATTAATGTATTAGTTGAAGTATCAGGTGGAAGTGATTTAACTTTTGCATTACCAGGTGAACCAGCTTTATTGCCTGGATTACCTACATCTACTCTTGCTAATAATGATTTTTCAGAATCATTATCTGATGGAAAAGTTGTGCAAGAAGAAGATGAAAAACCAAAAGTTATGTTTGCTCAAATTGCAGGTACTGATGTTGAACCAAATAGAGAACAATCACAGATGTTGATGGATCCAAATTCAATATCAATCTTAGATCCTCAATCTAATTGGACACCTGAAAGCCATTGTATAGGAGAGAAAATTATGAGTGTCAGACAATTACTTAAAAGAAATCAATATATTGGTAATTCAACGACTAAAGATTCTACTCAGAATACTTTAGTTGCTACTGTTTTGAATCCATATGGTAATAACACTGGCACAGGTAATTCTTCTATAGATTATATTTCATATTTTATGAATATATATGCTTTCTTTAGAGGAGGAGTAAGAATTAAAACTATGACTCAAAAATTATCTGCAGCAGGTCCATTTATACCACAATCAGTTCCTAATGGAGTATGGTATTGTGAACCATCAACTGATGTTACTATTTTAGCAAAAATGTATAATAATGTTTCTACTGATTACTTAAATATTTCTAATAAAATCAGAAGAGCTGCTAATAATAGTTGCATTGGACAAATTGGTTTTCAATATTCAGATCCTGCTGTGAATTATACTAATTTATTACCTGGCATAGTTAATTCTTCTTCAACAAGTTTGGTAAAACAAAGTGTAGAAGGATGTGCTGAATTTGAAATTCCTTATTATAATTCAACTCATATAACACCAGCTATAACAACAAACTTTCAACAACCATTGATTCCAATAACTGGTAATAATTTTACTGAAACTTCTTATCCTCTACCATTCTTTGTTTTTACACCTTTACCAAGTCCTAAAGGTATTTTAGTAGGTGGAAGTGCTAATTCAGCAACTTTAAATTGTGCTGTTGCTTATACTCATTGGATTTTTAGGAGTGCAGCAGACGATTTTGGCTTAATGTATCTATTAGGTATGCCAACATTAATTAATCCACCTCAAATTCCAACAGATTGGTTTCAACCATCAACATATAATAATACCAATACAGTTGGAGGTGGTACTTAAATCACGACATGGTCCTAGCTAACATACACTAGGGAGAGATTACCGACAAAATATCTCACTCACTCAATACTACGAGGGATAAATCGATAGTGTTTGATATTATCAGTGAGCTTGAACAACTCACAAACGATATATCATTAGGAGTGTTATAACGAACGTTCACACCTCATAAAATGCGGGTGTTTATATACACAACTAAAACGAGCTCTTTAAGAGTAAAACGAATTATTATTTTATTTTAATTAAACGAATATTATTATTTTATTTTAAATCGAACGAAATCAACCCTTATGGTTAAAGCGAGC